AGCAAGTGCAGCAGATCGCTGCCAGCATCCGTCAATGGTGCTGGACGGTTCCGCTACTTATCGACGAAACCGGCTAGCTGATCGCCGGCCACGGCCGCCTGCTCGCCGCGCAGCAGCTTGGAATCGAGCAGGTGCCGGTGATGGTTGCGCGCGGGTGGACGGACGCGCAGCGACGCGCCTACGTCATCGCCGACAACCAGCTCACCTTGAACGGCGGATGGGACGCCGAGCTGCTGCGAATCGAAGTTGGCTCGCTCGCGCTTGACGGTTCGTTGTCGCTCGACCTGCTCGGGTTCGACGGGGCAACCCTCGATTCGCTGCTCGAAGGACCGGCGAAGCCCGCCGGGCTCGAAACCGCCGACCAGTTCGAACCGCCTCGCAAGATCGCCGTCACCCGCCCCGGTGATGTGTGGCAGCTTGGCGATCACCGCGTGTTGTGCGGCGACGCTACCAACTCCGAACACGTCGGTCTGCTGCTAGGCACCGACCTTGCAACGCTCGTGCACGCCGACCCGCCCTACGGCATGGGCAAGGAAGCGGCGGGCATCGCAAACGACAACCTTTACGACAAAAAGCTCGACGACTTTCAACTTGCGTGGATTGCCGAAGCGTTGAAACGAGCGAAGGCAAACTGCTCGCTCTACGTGTGGGGCAACGCGCCGGACTTGTGGCGGTTGTGGTGGGGCGGGCTGCACAACTTCGACGAGTTGCACGCGCGAGCGGAGATCGTGTGGGCAAAAGGCTCGGCGTTCGGCGTGAACAGCGACGAGATGCACACGTTCCCGCCGGAGACCGAGCGCTGTTTGTTCGTGATGCGCGGGCCACAGTTTCTCGGGGACCAGAACAAGGACGACTACTGGGAAGGTTACGAGCCGTTCCGCACTTGGATGGTGCAGCAGCGCGACGCAATGGGGTGGAAGCTCGGCGATGTCAATCGGCTCACCGGGACGACGATGGCGGGGCACTGGTTCGGCAAGTCGCAGTTTCAAATCATCACCGCCGAGCACTACGACAAGCTGCGCACCGCAGCCGGAGGCAAAGCGTTCGCGCCGACCTACGACGAGCTGTGCCGGCTGTTCGGCGCCGTGCACGACGGCGGCAAGGACTACCGGGCGGACCTTGCGGCGCAGATGCGCAGTTCGCGTTCTTATTTCGACAACGCGCACGAACCCATGACCGACGTGTGGCAGTTTTCGCGCGTCGCTGGCGCTGAGCGTTTTGGCCACGCCACGCCGAAGCCGGTGGCGATGATCGCTCGCGCGGTTGTCAGTTCTTGCCCGGAAGGCGGGCTTGTCTACGAGCCGTTTCTCGGCACCGGCTCGACGCTGATCGCGGCGCACTTGTTTGGCCGCCGGTGCTTTGGCATGGAACTGGAACCGCTCTACGTCGACGTGGTGGTGCGACGCTGGCAGCAGAAGACCGGGAAAGCAGCTACGCTTGCCAGTGCAGGCTATACGTTCGAAGAAATCGCAGTCGAACGCGGTGCGTGACCATGGGTCGAAAAGGCAAGTTCCACTTCGAGCCAACAGACGAACAGCGGCAGCAAGTGATGCTGCTGACCGGCTTCCGCATGAAGCCCGACGTGATTGGGTTGCTCATCAAGCACCCGCTGACCGGGCTTCCGCTTGGCGAGGAAGCCGTGCGCCGGATCTTTGCGCACGAGTTGCTGGCCGGGAAGGCGATGGTCGACGCGAAAGTGGCTGAGTCGATCTACAAGAAGGCGACCGGCAACGGCCAGCAAGCCGTCACCGCGGCAATCTTCTGGGCCAAGACCCACATGGGGTGGAGCGAGAAGGGCGAGGGCGCCGCGGATGACCGGCTGCCGGCTGGCGTGCTCGTTGTCCCCGCGCTGGTGGCGCCGCAGCAGTGGATCACCGAGCAGCAGGCGAAGAATCAACGCCGGCGAGCCCCGACCAAACCCGAGACGAAGAAGTGACCACGACAACCGACGACGTGCCCGGCGTGTCGCCGGTCGACGTCGATGCGTTCAACGAAGCGCTCGAACGTGCGCGCGCGGCCGAAGGGCCGGTCGTCGAGCAGCGCACCGAAGACGGTCGCGTTGTCGTGTGGTTGCCGCAGGAAGGGTCGCAGGTGGACTTCCTTGCGTGCCCGCTGACCGAAGTGCTCTACCACGGCACGCGCGGCCCGGGCAAAACCGACGCGCTGCTAATGTCCTTCGCGCAGTTCGTCGAGCAGGGCTACGGTGCAGCGTGGCGCGGCATCCTGTTCCGGCAGACCTACCCGCAGCTTGCCGACGTCGTCGCGAAGTCTGAGAAGTGGTTTCGGCGGATCTTCCCTTCAGCGAAGTTCAACCGCGGCAAGATGCAGTGGGAGTGGCCAAGCGGCGAACGCTTGCTGTTGCGCCACATGCGCCATCCGGACGACTACTGGAACTATCACGGCCACGAATACCCTTGGATCGGGTGGGAAGAGCTGACCAACTGGCCAAGCGACGAGTGCTTTCGTCGGATGTTTGCTTGTCTTCGTTCGAGCGATCCGCGCGTGCCGCGCATGGTGCGCAGCACCACGAACCCCTACGGGCTCGGGCACAACTGGGTTGCGTCGCGCTACCGGCTTCACGGTCAGTGGTGGCAGACCGTCATAATCACCGACGGCAAGGACCCCGAAGGGCGCGCGGAACCGCCACGCTGCGCGATTCACGGGCACATCGACGAGAACAAGATCCTGCTCACCGCCGACCCGAACTACAAGGCGACGATTGCCGCGAGCGCGAGCAACGCGGCGATGGCGGACGCTTGGCTCAACGGGTCGTGGGACTTGATCGCCGGCGGCATGTTTGACGACGTGTGGGACCGCGCGGTGAACGTGGTGCCGGACTTCGTCGTGCCGGCGAACTGGCGCATCGACCGCGCCTTCGACTGGGGCAGCTCGCGCCCGTTCTCGGTCGGGTGGTGGGCGGTGTCGGACGGCTCGGACCTCGTGATGCCCGACGGCTCGGTCCGCTCGACGGTGCGCGGCGACTTGTTTCGCGTGCGCGAGTGGTATGGCTGGAACGGTCGACCCAACGAAGGGCTGCGGATGCTCGCGGCGGACATCGCGGCCGGCATCGTAGAGCGCGAGCTGTTGTGGGGCTGGCGCACGCACCGCGGCACGCGCGTGCAGCCCGGCCCGGCAGACTCGGCGATCTTCACCGTCGAGAACGGGGTGAGCGTGGCGGCCGACATGGGCAAGCCGGTGCGCATCGCGGGCCGCGTCTACCACGGCATCCAATGGGTGCCCGCCGACAAGCGACCGGGCTCGCGCAAGATGGGGTGGGAAATGGCGCGCAAGATGATCCAGCGCGCGAAGGGAAAGCCGGGCAAGCCGCGCGAGGAACCAGGGCTGTTCGTCATCGGCGTGCAGAACCCGCAGTTCCTCCGAACGGTGCTCACCCTGCCGCGCGACCAGAAAGACCTCGACGACGTCGACACTGACGCCGAAGATCACATCGGCGACGAAGTGCGCTACCGTGTGCGCAGCGTCGGCACCGAACCCCGCAGCGGAACGACAACCGGTCACTACTGAGGACGCAGCCCGTGGCACTCGACAGCAAGCACCCGCTCTACGCGCAACACTTTGTCGACTGGCTGCAGATGCGGCACACCTACGAAGGCGAACGGAGGGTGAAGGAGCAGGGCTTCATCTACTTGCCGCCGACGGCCGGCATGCGCGAAGACGGGCTGCAGCTCATCACCGGCGCGCCGGTCTTGAGTTCGGGCACGGTCGCGATCCCGCGGCAGGGCCTCGAAAGCAACGTGATGTCGAAGGGGTGGCTCGCCTACGAGGCCTACCGGCTGCGCGCGCGGTTCCCCGACTGGGTGCGCGAAGCCGTGCGCGCGCTGGTGGGCGTGATGCACCGCAAGCCGGCGGTCGTCGAGCTGCCGCCGCAGCTCGAAGGGCTCATCGAGCGCGCGACCGCGCGCGGCGAGTCGCTGCAGACGTTGCTCCGCCGCATCAACGAGGAACAGCTCATCACCGGCCGGCTCGGGTTGCTCGGCGACGTCATCGACTCCGGCGAACGCGCGGGCCAGCCCTACCTGTCGCTCTACACCGCCGAGACGATCACGAACTGGGACGACGGCGGCGCCACCGACGCGCTCGACGTGCAGACGTTGAACCTCGTTGTGCTCGATGAAAGCGAGAACGAGCGCACCGACACGTTCGAGTGGCAGTGGGTGAAGAAGCACCGCGTGCTCGTGCTTGGCCCAGTGTCGACGAACGAAGACGCGGCGAGCCCGGGCGTGGTCTATCGGCTTGGGCTGTTCCGTGACATGGACCAGTTCACCGAAGAAGCGCTGATCGAACCGGCGGTGACCGGCCGGAAGGCGACCGAGATCCCGTTCGTGTTCATCAATGCGGTCGACGTCGTGCCGGCGCCCGACGTGCCGCCGCTGCTCGGGTTGTCAAACCTTGCGCTCACGTTCTACCGCGGGCAGGCGGACTACCGGCAGAGCCTGTTCATGCAGGGGCAGGACACGCTCGTCGTCATCGGTGGCACCACGCAACCCGACGAAGCGCTGCGCATCGGCGCCGGCGCACGCATCGACTTGCCGCTGAACGGCGACGCAAAATACATCGGCGTCGAAGCGGCCGGGCTCGAAGAGCAGCGGCTTGCGTTGGAGAACGACAGCCGCGAAGCGCAGCAGATGAGCGGGCAGCTACTCGAAACGGCGTCGCGCGAGAAGGAATCGGGCGAAGCGCTCAAGACCCGGATGGCTGCGCGCACGGCAACGCTGGTGCAGGTGGCGCACGCTGGTGCGTTCGGGCTGCAGGAAGCGCTGCGCAAACTCGCGCGGTGGTTCGGCGCCGACCCGGAAGCGGTGAAGGTAACGCCAAACCTCGACTTCGCCGACCAGTCGATGACCGGAAAGGAACTCGGCGAACTCATGGCCGCGAAGGTGCAGGGCGCGCCGTTGTCGCTGCAGACGGTGCACGACCTCATGGCGAACCGCGGGCTCACCGAGAAGACGTTCGACGAGGAAATCGAACAGATTGAAGCCGAGCGCGAGCTGGAACTCGCACCAGTCGGCAACGAAGACCCCGACGGGCCCGAAGCCGATCCCGAAGAGCCCGAAGACGACGAGCCGGAAGGCAACCAGTCGTGAGCGCTCGGCCGTGCGCCGTGTGCGGCGAGGACGTTGCCGGCGAGCCGCACCTTTCGCTCGCCGTCTTCACCGTGTGCGACGGCGTCGCGAACGACGGCATGTTCTTCGCGCCCGAGCACGAGCCTGAAGAGTTCGAAACGTGGAACGACTTGCCGTTTCTTCGGCCGGTGCACCTTCGATGCTCGGTCAACTACTTTGAAGGCGTGATTGCTGACCTACAGCACCGCAGGAAGCAGGACGCATGACCGTCGACCCGTTCCCCGGCGACGAGAAGACCGCGCAAGCGCGGTGGTTTGACGCCAACATCCGGCACCAGATCGGGCTTCTCCGCGTCGCCGGCGGCGTGCGCAACCGGGTGCTTCGTCTGCTCGACGCAACTGAGGCGGACCTTCGGCATGCGATCGCCGACCGGCTGCGCCGCTACACCGGCACCGGGCGACCGGCAGACGTCGCGCGACGGCAGCGGTTGCTTGAAGAAGTTGAGAAGATCCGCAACACCGCGTGGGGTGACGTGCGCGGCGTGTGGTTGACTGAGCTGCAAGCGCTCGCGCTTGCCGAGCCGCAGTTCATGGACGCACTGTTGCGAACAGTGCTGCCGGTGCAGATCGAAACGACGCTGCCGCCCGCCCGGCAGCTCCGCGCGATTGTCACGTCGCGGCCGTTCGAGGGCCGCATCCTCAAGGACTGGGCCGAGCACGTCGCGGTCGTCGACGTCGAGCGCATCCAGTCGCAGATTCAGATCGGGCTCGTGCAGGGCGAAGACGTGCCGACGATCACGCGCCGCGTGGTCGGCACCGTGCGGCAACGGGGCACCAACGGCGCGACCGAGCTGACTCGACGCGACGCCGAGACGATCACACGCACCGCTGTGAACCACACGGCGAACCAAGCGCGGGCCGCGTTCTTCCGCGAGAACGCCGACATCGTCGACGAGGAGCTGTTTATCGCTACGCTTGACAGTCGCACTACGCCGGTTTGCCGTAGCTACGACGGGGAGCGGTTCCCACTCGGCGAGGGGCCCATGCCCCCGCTGCACATGCGCTGTCGCTCGCTGCGCACCGCGATTCTTGACCCCGAGCCGTTGGGCGAGCGGCCTTTCAACCCGACCACCGAGCGGATGCTGCTGCGCGAGTTCGCCGAGCGCGAAGGCTTCAAGGCCCCCAGCGAACGCGACGGGCTGCCCTACGGGACCAAGAGCGCATTCGATGCGTTCGCACGGCGTCGGGTGCGCGAGCTGATCGGGCGTGTGCCGGCGAAGACCTCCTACCTCGACTTCCTGCGCCGGCAACCGGTCGCGTTCCAAGACGACGTGCTGGGCAAGACCCGCGGCAAGCTGTTCCGCACCGGCCGCATCGACTTGAAGGGCTTCGTCGATCGCACCGGTGCCGAAATCCCCCTTTCCGAACTGGCGAAGATGCACGCCGGGGCGTTCCGGGCCGCCGGGCTGGAACCCGCGGAGTTCTTGACGCGCTAGATTCGAAGGGGTAGCACACGAAATCCAACCGGCCACCGACGCCGAAGGCTGCACCCATGGGACTACTGAAACCGCTCTACGACAAGCAAGACGACATCCCCGAAGCACACCGCGAGTTGTTCACCGAGAAGAACGGCAAGTGGGAGCTGACCGGCATCGAAGGCGGGCTCAAGACCGCGGCCGACGTCGACCGATTGCAGAAGTCGCTGAAGGCGGCGCAGGACGACAACAAGAAGCTCAAGGGCGAGCTGCAGCCGTGGCAGCAGCTCGGCAAGCTCGACGAGCTGCAGGCGAAGCTCGACCGCATCGGCGAACTCGAAGCACTGATCGAAGCGGGCAAGGGCGCCGACGAGAAGAAGCTCGAAGAGCTGGTGACGAAGCGGCTCGAAGGCAAGCTCAAGAGCACCACCGCGCCGCTCGAACGCCAGCTTCGGCAGCTCGCCGAAGAACGCACCGCGCTGCTCACCGAACGCGACGCACTCGCCGGCGAGAAGAAGCAGCGCACGATCCGCGACGCGATCCGCGAAGCGGCGACGACGAAGGACGTCGGGCTGCGAATGGAAGCACTCGAAGACGCGCTGCTGCTCGGCGAGCGTGTGTTCGAGATCACCGAAGACGGCAAGGTGCTGACCCGCGACAACGTCGGGGTGACTCCGGGCGTCGACGCGAAAGCGTGGCTGCAGGACTTGCGCGACAAGCGCCCGCACTGGTGGCCAGACTCGGTCGGCGGCGGCTCGAAGGGCACGCGCGGTGGTGGCGCCCCGGGCGGTGTCGACAACCCATGGAGCTACGAGGGCTGGAACCTCACGAAGCAGGGCCAGTTCTTGCGCGAGCACGGCGCCGAGAAGGCGAGGAAGGCGGCGGAAGCCGCTGGAACGTCGGTCGGCGGCCCCCGTCCGAAGCCGAAGACGACGGCCGGCGCGAAGTAGCGTCGGCACCGGCTTGCGCCGCTAGGGCCAACGGGGTAGGGTCCGCGGCGTGGTCGGCCGCATGGCCGATGCCGACCGCTCCCGCTTCGCAGCGGGGACACCGCGACGCATGGTCGATCCGCGGGGAACGGCTGCAAGGTGAGCCGCACGTGTGGCTCCCGCACTCCGAACCACCCAACTCGCACCGAATCCCATGGCAGCCGGTCCCAACACGCTCGTCTCGGACATCGTCGTCCCGGCGATCTTCACTCCCTACGTTCAGCAGCTCACCGAAGAGAAGGCGCGCATCATCCAAAGCGGCGTCGCAGCGCGAAACCCGCAGGTCGACGCGATGCTTGCCGGCGGCGGCTTGACGTTCAACGTGCCGTCGTTCCGTGACCTCGACAACGACAGCGACCGCACCAGCACGGACACCGCGCACGTCGAGTTCACTGGCGGCACGGCCGAGCCCGACCCCTACAAGACCCGCACGTCGACCGAGATCGGCGTGCGCCTGAGCCGCAACGGCTCGTGGTCGTCCGCCGACCTCGCGGCCGCGCTCGCCGGTGCCGACCCCATGGAGTCGATCGCATCGCGCGTCGCCTATTGGTGGACTCGGCGCCTGCAGGCGGCGTTCATCGCCACGATGAACGGCGTCATTGCCGACAACGCGGCCGCGCCGTCGGGCTCGGACACGCACACGCAGAACGACCTCATCGTCGACGTCAGCGGCGGTGCGTTCGTTGAAGGCGTGACGAACTTCTCGGCCGAAGCGTTCATCAACGCGGCCCTGACGATGGGCGACAGCATGGAAGACCTGACCGCGGTCTTCGTGCACTCGGTCGTCTTCGCGCGGATGCAGAAGAACAACCTGATCGACTTCATCCCCGACGCGCGCGGCGAGATCCAGATCCCGACGTTTCTCGGTCGCGAAGTCATCGTCGACGACGGCATGCCCCGCACGGGCCAAGTCTACGACACGTGGCTCTTCGGCCGCGGCGCGGTGCAGCTCGGCGTCGGTTCGCCGAAGGTGCCGACCGCGATCGAGCGCAAGGAAGGCGCCGGCAACGGCGGTGGCCAGGAGATCCTCTACTCGCGCACCGAATGGTGCATCCATCCGGTCGGGCACGCTTTCATCGCGGGCACGATCGCGAACGGAGGTCCGACGAACGCGGCGACGGCGAACAACCTCGCCAACGCCGGCTCGTGGTCGCGGCGCTGGCCGGAGCGCAAGCAAGTGAAGTTCGCAAGACTCGTTTCCAGGGAAGCGTGAAGCCTACTTGATCGGCAGGAGCTACGCTTCTGCCGATCATGGACGACAAGAAGCAGCGCAACCGCGAAGCCGCACTCCGGTGGTATCACAAGAACAAGAACGCGAGAGGTCGCAGAGCCAAGGCGCGCGAAGTTTCGCGCCTTTGGTATCACGCGAACTTGGATCGCGTTCGTGCCTACAGGAAGGCGAACGCGGAACAGCGTCGAAAGACTTCACGCGAATGGCATGCGCGCAATCCAGCGCGCAAGCTGTTCATGATGGCCAAGGCGCGAGCAAAGAAAGCGGGACTCGCTTTTCGCATCAAGCTCGCCGACATCATGCCGCTTCCCGACGTTTGCCCTGCGCTCGGCATCCCGCTGCGCAAGGGCGAGCACTCCAACGATCCGCATGCGTTCAGCATCGACCGGATCGACAACACCAAGGGCTACGTGAAGGGGAACGTCGCGGTTGTGAGCCGTCGCGCGAACGTTCTCAAACGCGACGCCACCGTTCAGGAACTTCGTTCACTTCTTCGATGGCTTGAGACTAGGGCATAACCATGGGCAAGGGCTTGAAGCGTTCGCTGGGCGGCATTGCCGCGCAGCCGCAGCAACAGACGGTCATCAAGCAGCGGGTGGCGCTGCGCAACGTTTCGATCACGGTCAACGGCGCCACCGGCGTCGGTTTCGGCACCGCGGTCATCGGCGACTTGCCCGAGGGCAACATCCTGATCCTCGGAGCGGTTGCGAACCTGATCTTCACCGGCCCGGGCACGGGCCACACCGCGACGTTCAACGGCGACTTCGCAATCGGTTCGGCACCGACGGCCGACGCCACGCTCAACGGCGCCGAAGTTGACATCGTCCCGAGCACGGCGCTGGGCCCGGCAGTGGCGAACGTCACCCCGTTGACGCGCGGCGCCGGCGCGACGGTCGCGATGCTCGACAACACGGACAACTCGTTGGAGCTGAACCTGCAGATGCTTGTCGACGACGCCGACATTTCGGCCAACGGCGTCATCTTCACCGTGACGGGCGACCTCGTGTTGCTCTACTCGGTCATGCTCGACGACTGAGCGAACCCGGCGCCTTCAAACGGCGCCGGGTTGGTTTCCGTGCGAGTGCGGGTATCGTGCGGCCCTACCCTTCGGAACCCTACGCATGGACATTCTCTCCGCGCTCGCCACTCTCGACCCACTCGACGATTCGAACTGGACCACGGATGGCGCGCCGCGGCTCGACGTTGTCGCCGCGAAGCTCGGCGCCCCGCAGGTGAGCCGGCAGCAGGTTCGCGCCGTCGCCCCCGAGTTCCACCGCAACAACCCGACGCTGACGACGGCGGCGGCCGCCGCGGCTCCGCTCGCGCCGGCAGCGCCCGCCCCGGCCGCACCGCCGGCGGGTAGCGAACAGGACGAAGGCAAGGTCGACGACGCCGGCGAAGGCGCGACCACCGAAGAGCCGAAGGAACCCGCCGAGCGGTCCGAAGTCGTGCGCGCGCGCGAAGTCGACGCGGAGATCATGCGCCTGCAGCAGCAGCGCGGCGAGATCGACAACCAGCTCACCCGGCTCGCGCGCGAGCAGGAAGCGCTGGCGCGGTTCTCGCCGACGCGCGGCTACGACCACAAGGCGGACCAGGAAGCCCGCGCCGAGTTCATCCGCGCCGAGCAGCAGCGGCATCTAGATCGCGTGACGCGCGCGAGCAAGATCGCGGCCGCGGCCGGTGTCGTTCCGGTCGCTCCGATCGACCGAGCGATGGCACGCAAGACCGGACGGGGTCACTCGCGGCCGGCGTTTCCGCTTCGCGTTTCGACCGGGCAGGGAGACTGATCGTGGGCCGGCTGTTGCGACAACACGGGGTGCGCGGCACTGCAACACAGGCGGCGCACTTCCGCGCGCGTAAACAGCGGCTCGAACGGCTCGACCCGTCGTTGGGCGTGTTCCAAACGCACGAACTGCTGAAGGACGTTGACTATGCGGTGAGCGAAGTTTTCCCCGCCCCGGTCACGGCGAGACCTGTGGTGTTTGGGATCGCGGTTCGAATCACCGCAGCGAATCCTTCAGGCGTCGTCTTTGAGTTCGGCGACAACACATTCGGCGTTGCGTTGTCACTGGATACCGGGCGAGTCGAGTTTGCAGCAGGAGGCCGTGACGCGCAAAACCACGGCGTCACTGCGGTGCGTTTGCAGACGTTCAACGCTTCGCACGTCGGACGGTTGCTTCGTTTCTCGTGCGCCGTGGTGCCCGGTCGTGGGTTGGCGAACGTATGGCTCGACGGGACATTGATCGCGGCCGCGGGTTCGGTCGATTCTTCGTTTTCTGACTGGGCAGCTCAGGACAGTTTCGGACGCATCGGAAACATCGACCAGTCCGACTTGGGCATCAACGCGCGCGTGTCTGCGCAAGGCATTCTCACGGGTGCCGCGATCGCATCGCCGTTGTTGGTTGCCGTTCGACAACTGCCCCGCGTCAACTTGGTGCGGGGGCTCGGCACAAACCTCGGGTTCGGAGTGTGGGAGAACTGAGCCAATGGCGTTTCTTGTCGAGACTGGCGCAGGAGTTCCCGGGGCCAACGCATACGCGCCCACCACGTTCGCGGACACCTACCTCGCCGACCGCGGCCGCAGCGCCGAGAACAACTGGCAGGCGCTTGCGGCGTCGCGAAAGCAGCAGGCAATCGTCGTTGCGTCGGGCTACATTGACCGGCGTTGGGGCCCGCGCTTCAAGGGACTGCGCGCGCGACCGTTGGTTGAAGGGCGCGAAGCAACTGGCACGCTGACGCTGACGACGCTGCCGCTGCTCAACGAAACGGTCACCGTCGGGCTTGTCGTCTACCGGTTCGTGGACACGCTTGCGCAAGCAAACGACGTGCTGCGCGGTGCGAACATCACCGCGAGCGCGGCGAACCTCGCGGCCGCGATCACCGACGGCGGCGACGGCGTGACGTCGCACGCGCTCACCGTGCAGAACTACGAAGCGACCGCAACTGCGGCCGCCGGTGTCGTCACGATCGAAGCGGCGCAGAGGGGCACGAGCGGCAACGAGATCGCGTTTGCAACGAACGTGACCGGCGCCACGGCGACCGGCTCGGGCAAGCTGACGAACGGGCTCGACGAAGGACCGCAGGGCTTGCTGTTCCCGCGTGCAGAGCTGCGCGGCTGGGACGGGCAGATCGTGGTCGGCATTCCGTGGAAGCTGAAAGCTGCGACCATCGAATACGCGGTGCGCTCGATTGCTGCGACGTTGGACCCGGACCTGACACGAGACGCCAGCGGCGCTTTGGTGCAGCGCAAGCGCGAGAAGGTGGGCCCGATCGAAGAAGAGACTGAGTTCGTCGCCGGCGGCGAACCGCGGATCTTCCAAGACTTCCCCGCGGCCGACCGGTTGCTGCAAGAGTTCCTCGCGTCGGTGGGGAGCGTCATTCGTGGCTGACTTCGTCAAGCTGGCCGCCACCGCCAAGCGCCTAATCGAGAAGAATGGCCGCACGGTTTCGCTCTACAAGCGCAGCACCACGCCGGCGAACACGTTGCAGCCGTGGCGCGGAACGACGGCGCTCGACGCGACGGGCGACCCGCTCGACGTCATCGCGTGCGTTGTGCCGGCTGCAGGCTCGGGCTTCGGTCGCCGGCGCATCGTCGACGGGGAGCTGGCCGAAGCGTTCGAGCAAGTGGCGCTGGTGGCCGCGTCGTCGGTTCCCGATGGGGCGGACCTCGAACGATTCTCAACGATGGTCGACGGCAAGCGGGCGTGGAAGATCGACGCAGTCGACAAGCTGCAGCCCGCCGACGTTCCCCTTGTCTTTGTTCTCGGGCTGACTTCGTGAGCACCATCGCTCAAGCGCGCGACGCCATCATGGGCATGCTTCGCACGGGGCTGCTCGCAAGCCCGACTACGTCGGCGCTGCTCGTCGTGTGGGACGACGTCGAAGGCGACCGGCCGGGGCACAACGCGCAGGGCAGCCCGGTGACCTACCTTCGCGCGACGCTGCGGCACCTGACGTCTGAAACCGAGACGATCGGCCGCGGTCCTGGGCTTGGGAAGGAAGAGCACCAAGGCATCGTGGTGGTCCAAGTCTTCACGCCGCGCGGCAAGGGATACGCCGAAGGCGACACCATCGCGCAAGTCGTCAAGCGGATCTTCCAACGGCAGCGCATCCCGGGCGTCGACGGGTGGTTCTTCGAAGTCACGGCGAACGAAGTGCCGGCGATCGGACCTTGGGCACAGATCAACGTGTCGGCGCCGTTCCGCTACTCCGAGACGGTGGGGTGACGTGGCAAGCCGTCGCGTTCGTCGCACCATCACGCAGCTCGGCGAACTGATCGAGCGTGTCATGCGCCGGTTGCAGCTCCGAGCGTTTCAAGCGCTGACCAGCGCCACGCCGGTCGACACCGGGTTCGCCCGCGCTGGGTGGACCCCCAGTGTCGGCGCACCCGACCCGGGCCCGTCGGAGCGGCCGACGAAGCCGACCGTTGCGCGCGCGCAAGCTGCGGCGCTGTTCCAGGCGCACCAGCAAGCGTCGCAACTGCTGGCGTCAAACTACAAGCTGGCGCAGGGGGCGGTCTTCATCGTCAACAACGTGCGCTACGTCGTGTTCCTGAACGCGGGCAGCTCGGCGCAGGCGCCGGCGCTGTTCGTTGAGCAGGCGGTCGCTCAAGCAGTGGCGGCGACCCGTCGCGAAATCGCGAGTCTGTAGACTAACCCCGGCCAACCTTGCTACCTTTCCCCTTGTCGAACTGACACACAGGAGTCTTTGCCATGGGTCGCGTTCTTACCAACTCCACCGGCTTGCGCGTCGCCTACGAGGCGTCGGTCGGTGTCCTTCCCGGGTCGCCGTCTTGGACCGTTGTCGAGTTCGACACGATTGGGCAGTTCGGGGCGTCGATCACGACGGTTGCTCGGCGTCCGGTGAGCCAAGTGCGCGGTCGCCGCAAGGGCGCGACCACCGACCTCGATAGCTCGGCGGACTTCGAGACGGACCTCACGTGGGACGCTTTCGCGCTGTTCGCCGAGGGGTTCTTCTTCTCGCAATACGCGAACGCCGAGTTCGACCTCAAGAACGCCGGCGCACCACCGACGATCACGGGCGGCTCGCCGACCGGCTACACCATCAGCGCGGCTTCGGCGCTGCTCGCCGGCAAGGTGCAGTTTTCGGCGACGAACTACTTCTCGCTCGTCTACGCGAAGGGCTACGCGAACGCGGCGAACAACGGCGTGAAGGCGATCACTGCCGACCTCGCCACGTCGGGCACCACGATCACCGTGTCGGGGCTCGTCACCGAAACGAGCCCGCCTGCGAACGCGAGTCTGCAAGTCTGCGGCATCCGTTCCATTTCGGACATTACGCTTACCGTTGCGACCAATGGCACCGGCACGCTCGTGAGCGCGGCCGACATCACCGACTGGACCACGCTCGGCATCCGCCGCGGCATGTATCTGCACTTGGGCGGCGTCAACGCGACGCTTGGCAACGCGAACACGTTCACGATCGCCGCGACCACGGTCTACGGCTACGTGCGCGTCACGGCAATGAGCGGCGGCACCTTGTCGTTCGACAAGGCCGACCCGAACCTGCTGCTTGGTGGCGCGGGTTCGTCGAGCGGAACGCAGACGGTCGACATTCTGTTCGGCCGCTTCGTGCGCAACGTGCCGGTCGACGCAAACGCCGACGACAACCGCTACCTCGAACGCACGCATCAGTTCGAAGCAAGCTACCCGGGCTTGGGCGCCGGCGGCGCCACCGAATACGAATACGCGATCGGCAACTTCGCGAGTGAGCTGACCTTCAACCTGCCGCTCACCGACAAGGCGACCGTCGGGTTCTCGTTCATCGGCACCAACTCGGACCCGATTACGACCACGCGCAAGACGGGCGCTTCGACCGCAGTGGCGCCGCTGCGCACCACGGCCTTCTCGTCGGCGGTCGACCTCGTGAGCATCACCACCGACGTGGTGAGCGCGGTGTCCGACGTCTGCTTCAAGTCGTTGACGCTGACGATCCTGAACAACGTGAGCCCCGAGAAGTGCCTCGGCACGCTCGGCGCGCGCTTCGTCAACGCGGGCCTGTTCGAGTTCAACCTCGAAGGGCAGATGCTGTTCACGAACAAGGCGATCGTGAACGCGATCCGCAACAACACGACCGTGACCTTCGCGGCCGTGGTGCGCAACGAAGACGGCGCGATCGCCCTCGACATCCCCGAGCTGACGCTTGGCGGCGGCGGGCGTGAGTTCCCCGTCGACCAGTCCGTGTTGGTCAACATCACGGGCAACAGCTACACGAGCAACAGCTACGGGCACGACGCATCGGCGACGCTGTTCCCGGTCGTTCCGATCGCCGCGTGACCTGACTTGCACCCATGACCGACAGCACCCCCGCGGCCGGCGAGCCGCTGTTCAACTTCGCCCGTCTCCGCATCGAAGAAGCGACCGCGCGCTTCGATCTTCCGTGGGTGGCTCCCGGCGCACACCTGATCGTGCGCCCGGCGAACGAAGCGAACAAGCCCTACCAGTCGGGCTTGCTCGCGCTCGCCGGCAAGCGCCAGCGACTCACCGAAACCGTCATCGCTGGTGCCGTCACCGTCGAGAACGCGCGGCAAGACCGGGAAGACGATCGCAAGCTCTATCCGACCACCGTGGTGGTCAACTGGGGCGGCATCTTCAACACGAAGAACGAGCCGGTGAAGCCGACGCCGGACAACGTCGCGGCGTTCTTTCGGGAACTCCCCAACTGGATCCTCGACAAGGTGCGCGTGTTCTGCCTGCGGCCGGAGAACTTCATCCAACCCGCCGAGCTGCCGCCAAGTGCGTCAGTGCTCGCGGGAAACTGACGAAGCGGCTGCTCTGGAATCTCCGCAGCCAGGAAGACGGGTGGGCCGTCGAGTCGGGCCAGTATGAGCGCGCGACGCGCGGCTACGGCAAGCAAGGCCGGCTCCCTGACTGGTATCTGCAGCGGCCGCCAGAAGTGCGCGGGGACCAGTTTTACCTCGCGGCGTTCTCGCGGTTAGGCACCTGTCGGCAGTTCCCCGGCAACGGGTTCGGGCCGATCCCTTGGACCGCTGCGCGCGACTATGCGGTCGAGCACGGCCTGAGCCCGGGCATGCGCGAAGTGTTCTGCGACGTCATCCTGCTGCTCGACGCGGCCTACCGCCAGCGGATGCGCGAGAAGATCGACGAAGAAGAGAAGCAGCGTCGGCGCGACGAGCGGCGCGAACAGAAGCAAGCCGAGAACGCGGTAGCCGCTGGCGCTCGCACGCGGCACCGGCGAAAGTAGGGGGGTGACCACTTTCCGCATCGACGTTGTCATCGACCCGGCGCAATCGGCGCCCGGCGTGAAGGTTGTTGAGCGGCAACTCGACGGGCTCGAACGAGAAGCCGCAGAGCTACGGCAAGCGTTGGTCAACGCGCTGTCGGTGCGGGACGCAGGCAGCGCGGCAGCGCTGGGGCGCATCGAAACCCTTCTCGCTGAGACGCAAGAGCGAGCGCTCGTCACCGACGCGCGCATCTCGCAACTCGGCAAGGACATCAACACCCGCGGCGTTCGCAACCTGAACCGCGAACTTGAACGGACGCGGGGCAAGGCGAACGAAGTCGCCAGCGCACTCCGGTCGGTGGCGGCGGGCGTCTCTGCGGGACTTGTCGTTCGTGAGTTTGCGCAGCTCAGCGACCAGCTCACCAACGCGCAGAATCGGCTGCGGCTGGTCACGGGATCGAGCCAAGAACTAGCGGCGACGCAAGAAGCGCTGCTTGGCATCGCCGAGCGGACGCGGTCTTCTTTCGGTGGAACCGCGGAGATCTTCAATCGGCTTGCCGTCAGCGGGAAAGAACTCGGGGTCAGCAATCAGCAACTGCTCGACTTCACGACCTCGCTGAACCAAGCGATCATCCTGTCGGGCGCGAGCGCTCAGGAGGCGAATGCAGGGTTGATTCAACTTTCGCAGGGCCTGGCGTCTGGCACGCTGCGCGGTGACGAGCTGCGGTCGGTGCTGGAGCAACTACCCGCGGTGGCTGACGTCATCGCGAAGGGGTTGGGCGTCACCCGCGGTGAGCTTCGCAAGCTCGGCGAAGCGGGCCAGATCACGGCCGGCCAAGTGTTGAAGGCGTTCGCGTCCGCACGCGGGGAGCTGAACGACCGGTTTGCGACCACGGTGCCGACCATCAGTCAACAGTTCGAAGTGCTCACGACAGCGGTGACGCGACTGGTTGAACGGGTCAACGAAGCGATCGGGCTAAACCGCGGGCTCGGGCTGTTCATCGAAGGCGTGGCGACGTTGGTCGACAGTCAGCGACTGGAACGCGAAGCGCTCGCGTCGACCGAAGGCGACCTGGATGACCTGGGCAAGAGCTACCGGTTCGTGACGGAGAAAATCGCGGACCTCAACCGGCGGCTCGAAGAAAACGGCGTCCTCACCGACACCGAACGGTCGATCCTGACCGACTTGACGGGGCGGATTGCGACCCTCGACGCGCAAGCGAAGACCTACTCGGCCACGAAGGCCGAAGAAGCGAAGACCGCCGCGGCGCAAGTGGCGGCGGAAAAGCAACGCAAGGAAGCGCTCGCGGCGCAAGAGGACGCGCTCAAGAAGCTCCGCGGCCCGCTGGAAGAATACCTCGTCACCCAACAAGCGCTGAACGTGCTGCTCGAAGCGGGCAGGATCACGCAAAGCGAATACAACCGGGCGCTTGAAGATGCGCGGCCGCCAGAACCTCAAAAAGCTCCGGAGGCTGTCGACCCGTTCGCGGCGCAAGTTCAGTCGCTGCGGGACCAGAATATCGAGCTGTCGATTCGAGCGAGCAACCTTAGCGACCAGCGCGACCTGCTGTTGGCCGAGTTCGAACTTGGTCAGAAGGGCGTCCAGTTGACCGACGAACAGCGGGCGCAGCTCGCTGACTTGCTGGCGCGACGGCGGGAACTCACTGCGGCGGTGGACGCCCAGAAGAAGAAGGAAGAAGACCTCGCGCAGCTCGGAGAAGCGCAAGACAAGCGCATCGACCGGTTGCGCGAACAGATCACGACAACCGACCAGATCAAGCAACAGATCGAGGACTTGATCGTCCTGAAGACGCGGGAAAAGGAGCTCACCGACGAAGTCGACGCGCAGATTGCGGCCCTACGACTTCGCCAGCTCCAAGGGGCGACCGACCTCGCTTCAGGATTCGAGCGGGCGTTCGCGCGAATCGCCGCGGAAGCGAACGACTTGGCGTCGGTGGGGGAGGACATCGTCAACGTGTTTGCGAACAACGCAACGAACGCGATCATCGAGTTTGCACGCACGGGCGAGTTCTCGTTCAAGGCGTTTGCCTCGGCGATCCTGGAGGACATCACGCGGATCATTGCACGGCTACTCGTGGTGCAAGCCATCACCGCGGCGGTGAACGCTTTCGGTGGCGGCACGGGTGCCGGGGGCACCACCGCGCTACTTGGGGCAGCGGGCGTCGGCCAGCCGCGGGCGCAAGGTGGCACGGTGCAACCCGGCACTGCCTACCCGGTGGGCGAGGAAGGACCCGAGTTGTTTGTTCCGAACCGCACCGGCACGATCGTTCCGAATCCCGCCAGCGTGCAGCCGGCGCCGCAACCGGTGACGGTGCAGGTGGTCAACGTCCAAAATCCAAACGCGGTGCCAGACGCCATCGCTGAAGGGCTCGCCGACGAGGCCATCGTCAACGTGTTGACCCGCAAGCGAGAAACCATCCGCCAGCTAGCCGTGTGACCTATGTTTCAGACTGGAACCTCTCCCTCGTCGGGCTCGTATCGCGAAATCCTGACCCGTTTGGTGGCCTGTGCAACGTCACAACACGTCAGCGCTGTAGCGATCAACGCGGCAGGCACGGGCTACACCGTGGGCAACATCCTGACGATTGCACACGCGGGGGGCTACCAAAGCTGCCAGCTCGAAGTGCTCACGATCGGCGGTGGCGGAGCGGTGTCGACTGTTGCGATTCGCAGCAACGGAGCGTTTTCAAACCGAGTTGCGACGGTCGCCGTCAACGCCGGCGGCACCGGTTACCCGGTGTCGACGACCGTCATCCTCGAAATCCAGGGCGGGACGTCGACCGAGAAGGCGAAGGTTGCGGCAACTACCAACGGCTCGGGCGTAGTCACGGCCGTTTCGCTGATCGAAACGGGCGGCGCCTACACGGTCGCACCGGCGGGCACCGGTGCCGCAACGGCGATTGTGGGCCCCAGCACGGCAACCACCGGCAGTGGCTGCACGATCAACACCACCATGACGGGGCTGATCGGCACGACTGGTATTGCAGCAACGGGCGGCAGCGGCAGCGGCGCCACGTTCAACTTGACGCTTGTCGCAACCGGCTGGACGGCGTTGCTGAACGCTAACCGCTACTCAACAAACGGGGTCAACGACGAGAAGGAAGTCGTGCTGCAAGGCACGGCCGGCACGGGCACCGACCCTATCATCGGGTTCCGCACCTACACCGCGACCAGTGGCATCAACACCAACCGCGGCTGGGGGCTCACTAGCATGGACTCGTTCAACGGTTCGCTGGCGTATGAAAGCCAGCCGAACATCGGGCCGAACGCAGTGCCGACGGCGAACCTGGGTCCGTGCTTTTTGCTGTTCGACAACGCGCAAAGCTACTGGTTCTCGGTGCGGGGTCGGCGCATAGTCGCCGTTGTCAAGGCAGTCGGAGCGTCGATCACGTCCTACGTTTCGATGCACGCCGGACTCATGAGCCCGTTCGGCACGGCGACTGAATCGCCCTACCCGGTTTGGTTGAGTGGTTCAACGACGGTGCACAATCGAGCGGCAGATGCTGCTGGGTTCTTGGTTACAGGAATCTCGGAGCTTTACCACGAGCTGAGTGTCCAGCCACCCGGCTGGTATCGAGCGGCAAGCAACGGCGCGTGGCTCGGAGTCGGCAACTCGATTGGCGGCACGGCATACAACGGCGGGCAGCCTGTGCTTTGGCCCGTCGGCGGGACCAGTTCGTCATTGGGTATCCTGGCAGAAGACCAGATCGCCGGCGACGGAGCATTCTTCTTTGACAACGGCGGCGGCACGCCGACCATTTCCATCGCGGCCGGATCGGCGGCGAGTCAGCTCCTCATGCCGACGCTCACGTCCAACGAAGTGCCGCTCTACCCGCTGACCGTCTATGTGTCGCCGGGCACCCTGACCGGCAACCTGATCCTCGGAGAACTCGAAGGCGTCTACTGGCTCCACGCGAACAAATCTGACGGCACCGTGATGGCGTCCGAAGATACGGTGACGGTTGGTGGCGTTCGCTACCGAGTCTTTGCGAACGCGCACCGCACTGAGCGCTATTCTTTCTTTGCTCTCGAAGAGTCGTAACCCCGATGTCCTACGAAGCAGGCACCGCCTCAAGCATATCTGACCTGTTCAGCAAACTGAACACGTTCGCCGCGGCGAACGGGTGGACCATCAACCACTCGGCAAGCGACCGGTTGTTTCTTACGCGCTCGGGCGTGTCGGTGGCGTTTCGGTGGGACTCGACAACTCCAACGTGCGCAGGGATCTACCAGCACACCGCGTTTATTAACAGCGCCACTGCTCCGGGAAATCACACAAACGACAGCGGACAAGGCGAAGTTTCTGGCAGTGATGCAACGCTGCTGACCGGGCGCCACGTTCCGCTGACAAACAGCACCAGCCGCTACTGGTTCTTCGAAGCCGACACTTACATCCACGTCGTCGTTGAAACCGCAGCATCGCGCGTGGTGCATTTTGGCTTTGGTCTTCTGCTGAAGAAAGGCACGTGGACTGGCGGCAGCTACTCCTACGGGACGCGCTACACCGTTGGTGGACTGAGCAACAGCGAAACCTACCTGCTTGACGGTTTTTCGCAGTCTCCGGCGTTCTGCGGCTCACTGAACATCGAATCACTGCCGAACCAAACAGCAAGCGGGCGATGGGGCATCACGTGGGCAGGGACGTCGGGCGGCAGCGGCAACGACCGCGGCGGCACGGCGCGCGAGTTGATTCAGGGCGGATTCCGCGGCGGTCCAATCGCGAAAAACTTCGCGCGCATGGGCGGGGCAGTCAACAACGGCGTCATCCCGCTTTATTCGCTCGGATGTTGGTATAAAGACCGCTCGCTTGCGCGTTGGTATGAGCTTGGGCACATGCCGGACGTCCGTGGCGTAAACATGCGTTGGTTCTCTCCTGGGGATGAAGTGACCATAGGTTCCGACGTGTGGCTGTTCTTTCCTTCGCGGTATCTGCCCGTCATCGGAGCGGGAAACACAGGTAACGCGGGCATTGCCTACAAAAAGGTGACGACGTAGTGGCTGACTTCGCCGGAGTTCTTGCGCCCGCGCGGATCACCACGACGCTTCGACTATTTGCGGCGCCGCGGTTCAACTACACCCGCGGCGACTTCATCTTCGACGACTCTCCGGTCCGCTCCGGTGTCTATGCGTCTAGTGGAGTGGCGCACGGAATCCCGGTTGCACAACCAAACTACCCGGCGCGGCTCGCGCGCGAGACGACGCCGGGGTTCGACTGGTTTGACCGAGTGCACATCATTCCGCGCACACGGCAAGCGCTCGGCGTCATTGTGTCGAGCGTGACGGTGTTGTTCGAAGTGTTCAACGCGCGACGTGTCGCAGCAACGCTGAACACGGTTACGAACTCGCTCACTCCGGGAGTGACGATTCCCGACTTGCCGGCGTTGCCGCTGGTGCTGGCGCCTTTCGCGTCGTTGCTCGGCCCAACCAGCACCCGACTGGCACCGGTGAAGCTCGAAGCCGTGGTTGCACGTGAAGGTGCTCCGGTGTTTGACGGGGGCATCGTCTTCACCTTCGGCGGTGGCGACATGCCGACGCTGTTCTTGGCGGGCGTGCGCGTGTCGGTGATTCCACTGATCTACGAAACAGAGTTTGACGAACGGCTGACGTTTCCAACGGCGACTGCTGAACCGCAGGACGGCACAAACGATCAAGTGGTGAGCCTAACAGCAAACCCGGTGCAGTCGTTTTCCTTGACGTTCTTGCTGCTCGATGAAGACCGGCAGCGGTTGCAAGTTCTGCTGTTCGGGTCTCAAGCCAAAACGTTGGCGCTACCGCTTTGGCACGAAGCCATCAATACCACCGCAAGCGTTTCTATAGGAGGCACATCGCTTACCGTCAACGCCACCACTGACGTTGACTTCCGGGTTGGTGGTTACGCTTTGGTGTTTGAATCGGCAACAAAGTTTGACGTGGTGCAACTCTCGGCGGTGGCGCTGAACACTCTCACGTTCACCACAACCCCGCTGCTTTATGCATACGCGGCTGGCGTGCAAGTTGTGCCGCTTCGGCTGGGCTTCATCGTGAACCCGCCGACTAGCACGCGGGCTCCAAACAAACTTGAAGAGTTTCGGCTAGCGTTCCAAGTGAAAGACAACGACACGGGGGCGCCGGCTGGCAGCACCGCAGGATGGTCAACTTTTTCGGGCAAGGTGTTGCTCGACGACTGCAACGTCATCCGCGGGTCGCAAGAGTCGACTTTCACGCAGCGAGTCACGATCATCGACAACGGCACGGGTGCAATCCAAGTCGTTGACGATTGGGACACGAACCGCAAGGACAGCACAAAAGGCTTCTCGATGCGCAGCCGCGCCGAATACATGAAAGTGAAGAAGCTGCTGGGCGCGCTCCGCGGTCCGCAGCGCTCGTTTTACCTTCCGACGTTTGCCGAAGACCTGACCGTGGCGGCAAACCTTGTGTCCGGGTCCTCGACAATCGACGTCGTGAACATCGGCTACGCGCGGCACATTCCGACACCGACAGCGCCAAAAGTTGTGTTCCGCATCGCCTTTACCGACGGCACTTCGCTGATTCGAACGATTCAGGCGGTGGCGGTTGTCTCGGACACCGTTGAGCGGTTGACCCTCGACACCACGTGGCCCGCAAACCGGGCAGTCGATGAAGTCACGCGAATAGAGTTCTTGGAGCTGTCCCGGTTTGCAAGCCCGAGCTTTGCCTTCCGCCACGAGCGGGTCGGGCTTGTGCGAATGACTGCGCCAGTGAAAACTCTGCTGGCATGAGTTCGTTCGGCACCCTCGAAGCCTCACGCGAAGATAGTCGACCCCTCGAAATCTACGCAATCACGCTCGGTCCGTTGTCTTACCGGTTCACGTCGGATCCCTCCGACGTCACGGTGGCAGGGCTCAACTACACTGCGACACCGATCAAGCGCGGTGCAATCGTCGTCGGGCAAGCCGAGCGACGTCGGGTGCTCTCCGTAAAAGTGCCCTACGATAACCCGTTTGCGCGGTTGTTCATGGGCCCCCCACCCGGAGCAAAAGCGCGGCTCACAATCACGCGGCTACAGCGCGACGAAGTGCCGACGTTCAACACGCTGCGCAAGGTTTTCGACGGCGCGGTTCTGTCAGTGACGTTCCCCGATGCTGTCACGGCTGAGCTGCAGGCGCAGACTCGCGAGGCGGCAGTGGCGAAGCACTTGCCTCGCTACTCGCAGATGGGGCAGTGCAACCACACGATCTACGGCACCGGGTGCGAAGTTGTCGCAGACGCTTTCAAGTTTTCCTCGACGGTTTCCGCGGTGTCGGGCCGGACAATCACGGTGGCCGGCGCCGGTGCCTCGGGGTTCAACTTCACCGGTGGATTCGTTCGCCTGAACGCCGCGACGCAAGACTTCCGAATGGTTCTTTCGCAGAGCGGAAACATCCTCACCTTGCTACTACCGTTTCGCGATTCGCCTTTGGGGGCGTCAATCGACTGCTTCGCCGGCTGCAATCACAACGTCACCGGAGACTGCGCGACTGTCTTCGACAACGTTGTCCGGTTCGGCGGCTTCCCGTTTGTGCCGTCGCGCAACATCTTCGCGAAGGGGGTATCGTGAGCCGTTTCGTCGAGCTGCCCGACTTTAGTCGACCGATTCGTCGGTTCGTTCGATGGTTTCCCTGGTGGGCGCGGGGTCTCGTGGCGTTTGGCGTGTTGTGGCTTGGCTGCTCCGAGCTGGTGAAGGCGCTGACTCCGCGACCAGGGGACCCGCAGCTTGGGTTTTGGGCTGCGCTCATCTTGCTTGCCGTTTCAGTAGTGGCGCAAGAATACCTGCGCCCGAAACCAAAGCTGGAGAACGCGCGGCCGGCAGGCATCGGGGACTACAAGTTCCCGACCGCAACTGAAGGGCGTCCGGTGCCGCTACTGTGGGGTCGTGCGCGTATTGACGCGCCAAACCTCGCGTGGTTTGGCGACGTCCAGCAGCAAGCTATCGTCAAGCGGGTGCGCACGGGTTTGTGGACGACCGATTCAATCTTAACAGGCTACAAGAACTTTGTCGCAATGCAGCTCTTGTTGTGTCGCGGCGGGACTGCGACGGTGGCGCTGCGAGGCGTGTGGGTTGGCGACACTTTGGTGTTCTCTGGAAACATCACGGCGACAACACAAAACGCGGTGACGATTGACGAGCCCGAGCTGTTTGGCGGTTCTGATACCGGCAACGGGGGCTTTCAAGCCGATCTCGACTTCTTCAACGGGTCAAACACGCAGTTCGTGAGCGACTTTTTGAACACTCCCGACAGACAGCAAATCGCGGTGGCACTCACACCAACTGCGCCGGGCTATCGGGGAACTTGCTACGTAGTGGTGCATGAGATCGGCGCTGTGAGCATTGCGCGCGGTGCTTACGTCGGTAACTCCACCGATATCCAAACGATGGCTTTCGACCTCGAACGCACCCCGGCGCTGTTCCCCGGGCAGTCGGCGGGGCAGAACAAGATCGGCAGCGCCGGCGACGTCAACCCGATTAACGTCATCTACGAATACCTGACCGACCCCGAGTTTGGAATCGGCGACTCGGCAACTGACGTCGACGTCGGCGTCGGCTCGTCTTTTGTCGCGGCGTCAAACGCCATGATTGCCGAAGGAAACGGGTTCTCGTTTCTACTCGACACCGAACGCGAAGGCGAAGAACTGCTGCGCGAACTCGAACGGCAGATTGACGGCGTGGTGTTTCGAAGCCCATCGACCGGCAAGTGGACGATCAAGCTTGCTCGTGCTGACTACGACATCAACACGGTGCCGGAGTTCACACCCTCAAACGCAAAGCTTCGCAGCTACACTCAGAGCGGTTGGGAAGACACGACCAACCAAGTGCAGGTGCTTTTCAACAAGCGCGACGACGATTACAAAGAATCAAATGCAATTGCTCAAGACTCGGCAAACGCGCAGATTGTCGGCGGTGGCTCGGTGGCGTCTTCTCTGCTGTCGCCGGTGCAAGTTCGATTCCCGGGCGTAAAAGTCAGCGCGCTTGCAGCGCAACTTGCATGGCGAGAACTCCGCACGGTGGCCTACCCGATGGCGCGGTGCACGCTTGAGGTTGACCGGGCGTTTTGGGCGCTTGAGCTTGGCTCGGTGGTGGCGTGGACGTGGCCCCGCTACGGGTTTGTGAAGTTGCCCATGCGCGTCACGGCGATTGACTACGGCGAGCTGGATTCGGCTACCATCGTTCTGACGCTGGTGCAGGACGTGTTCTACTTCGCCGCGCCGAGCTACGCGGCACCGGCAGCTACGTCGTGGACCCCGCCCGTTGTCCAGTTGGTTGCCTACCCGGCGGCGCAGCAGCTCATCATCGAAGCCCCGCGGGCCATCATCATTCGCGACCCGCTGTTGACGGGCCAAACAGGCGGGGTGCCGCGGATCGACTGGAACACAAACCTGCCCTACGGTGCCGCGGCGCGACAAGGTTCAGAGACCGGGTTCCGCCAATATTCGCGGGCGTCTCCGAACCCGCCGACGGTCGCCGGGAAAGACGTTTTCCAGTTCATGGGAATCGGCACACTGGGGACCGCGCTGCCGCGAGGGCAAGCAAACCCACGAAGCACCATCGCCGTCACCGCGCCTTCGCGCTTTGCGTTGGAGTTCGACAATCAAGTCACCCTCGAAGCGCTCGGCACCGGGCTTGCGCATCTCGTCATGATCGGCAACGAAATGATGCTGGTCACTTCGGCGACGTGGTCTTCGGGGACCTTGACGCTGAACGGCGTTTACCGCGGTGCGCTTGACACCGTGCAAGAATCGCACGCGCCTGGAGCGTTGGTTTATTTCTTGTTCTTCGGTGCCGACTTGTTCCGCAACTCGTTCGGCTACGCGCAAGGCTACTCCGTTGCGCTGAACACGGCGCTGCGAGCGTTCACCGCAACGGAAGAGTTCGCCGGAGCGGTTACCACGGTCACGCTCCCTGTGGGCAATCGGCCGTCCCGCCCCTACCCGCCTGCTGCCATCCTCTACAACGGCAGCGTGACCCCGTTTACTAGTCCAAGCCTCGAAGGGGCGGGCTCGGGCATCGGAGGCTTCCGGATCGACGTGGCGTGGTGGCGACGACGCTACGACACGGAAGACGAAGTGGCGGCGCTGTTGTCGGACGACACCGGCGTGCTGGCGTCCAGCGAATATCGGCTCGAAGTGCGGGCCGACCCGTTGGGAGCAAACACCTTGGTCGGAGCAGTGTCAGCATGGACGACGGGTGCGGGACCGCTGCAGGTAAGCCGCGCAGACATCCTCACGGCGGCCGCAGCGGGGACGCTGCTACGGTTCCTGATTCGGGCACGGCACGACTTTGGTCCGGACTTCACCGGCACCACGGTCAACGACCTCGAAAGCCGCTACGACTTCGCGCACGACGTGGTTCCGACCAGCGCACTTTCAGGGTTGTTCTACTTCGGTGGAGGGTTGGCGGCAAACGTTGCGTCGTTGAGCTACACCGCGGCCGCAACCGGAACATTCACGCTGGCAATCGGCGCGGCGCAAGCCACGGCGACGATCCAGGTGTCGATCAACGGCGGCGCCTTTGCTACTGTCATCACCGCAACGACGACCAGCGGCACGTTTTCCGCAACCAGCGGTGACACGATCCGCGTGCGTCGCACGGTCAACGAAGCACCGCAACCGAACTACGTCGAGCTGCGAAACCCAAGCGCAGCCGTCGTTGCCTACGGAACGTTCAAGAACTAGCCTGCCGTGCACACAACTGCGATGCCCAAGCCCCCGTCTGTTGCCGCGACGTCCGATGAGGGCGATCATCTAGCCGCGCTTCGTCTGCTGTGGGACGAGTGTGTGATTGGGCTGGCCGAAGTAGCCGAAGACGGCTCGTTCCTGCGCGCAAACCCCGCGTTCTGCGACTTGGTTGGCTATGCCGAAGCTGAGCTACAGGAGCGAGACGTCCAGTCGATCACGCACCCGGGCGACCTCGCCGGCGACCTCGCAATGCTGCGCAGCTTGACCAACGGCCAGCGGCACCGCTACACGATGGCGAAGCGCTACATCACGAAGCAAGGTGGGCTCGTGTGGATCGCGCTGCACGTGCACGCGCTGCGCGGCACCGACGGTGAGCTGCGGTTCTTCATTGTGCAAGCGAAGCCGCTGGCTGAAATCCTGCCAGCCCGCTTGCCCGGTGACGAAGAGCTGCGCAAGGCTATCTGGCGCACCAATGCGAAGTGGATCGTGGGCGCGATGGTGGGCACTGTGCTTGCGGTCGCGGGTTCGATCACGCGCCAAGACTCACTCGTCACCACCGGGCTTGCCCTGCTAACCGGCATCTTCGGCGGCTACGTAATGACGCGCGGCCGATGAAGCTCGACGATCTGAGTTCTGGCGAGCGGTTGCTTCTCGGCCGCCGACGTCGCGGGCTTTCGCAGCTCGCGCGAGCCACCTTCTTTGGCGTCACGCTCTATCGCTACCGCGCGTGGGAAAACGAGAAGCAGGAACCGCCTGCGCGCAAGGTGCCAAAGCTCGGCAAGCTGCACGACTACGAAGCCTGCTACGTGCTGCGACGCCGGCGACGCATCGCCCTGCAGGACTTGGCGGCAAAGCTCGACGTGACCCCGAACTGGCTCTGCGACATCGAGCACGGCCGGCAACCTGTCGGTCGTTTGCTCGCGCATTGGCGGCGAGTGTTGCGAGAGAAGATCGGCTAGCATCTTCTGGATGCGAACCGCAACCCTGGCGAACATCTCCCCACTTCCGCGCCGCCACTGGGGCGTGCTGACACTGCCGACCGCGCTTGCGGTCGGACTTGGAAACGAAGCCACCTTCGTCGCCGACGACGGCCGCCGGTGGCGCGCTGTTCGAGGTAGCACCAAAGGAAACCGCACGGTCTACCGGGTGCGCGCGCAGCTCGAAGGCAGCGAACTGGTGACGGGGCGGCTTGTTGCTGAGCAGCACCCCGAAGCGGTCACCTTCACGTCGCACCGATGGGTGACCGACGACATACCGGCGCTTTTGCCGACGCTTGGCGTCCGTGTGGGCGACGGTTCCGGGCTCGGGCACCGCGACCATTGGGGCGATACACAGTCCCTGACAATGGTCGATCACAGTGCAGCGCATCAGCGCTGGCACTTGGTGCAGCGAATCCCGGCAATCGGCGTGCACTTCGAGTGGTGGGGTGACGTGTTTCACGACGACCCCGTGGTGCACGTGTTCGGAAAGCTGGTGTGGAGCGACCGCAACGACTCCCGGCCGGTGCAGTCGTTTCAGATCATCGCGTTGCAGTCCGGAGAACGGATGGCTCTCGACTTCATGACGCGGCACGGCGGGCTTGAGCCCGCGGCGCTACACTCAAACTGGCTGCAAGTGCTCAACCGCGAGCCGGTGTCGCTTCAAGACGGCGCCGGGCTGGCTTTCTCGGGTTCTTTGCTCACGTTCGTCAGTGGCAACTTGGCGCCCCCGCCGGTAGACCCCGCGGACGGAGACGGAGACATCAACAACCTACGAGCCGCAGTGCATGGTCCTGTGCTCGGAGTGTCGCACGAGTGGGCCGGCCAGTGGCTCGCAAATCGGAACCTTCCTCGGTTTCGTCAACCCCGCCAACGCGACGATATTGGCTGGCAAGCGTTCCTTGGGCGGCTTGGTGCCTTTGCCGGTTGGACCGCAACGCGCGAGTTCGGCTGCAACAAGATCCCCGGCAACACTGGCGATCAAGAAGACTTCGGGGCAACGAAGGGCACCGACGCAGTGGTTCCGTTTGACCCGCGAGCAATCTACCGGTTGCGCTACTCGGTGCAGGCCGAGCTGCTGCGCGGCGTCGAGCACTACGAAGACGATGGGCAACCGCTGAACGCGGCGATGCATCCGAACTGGGTGACGTGGGCCGGAGTGACTCACTGGCACCCGGGAGTATCCCCGGACCGGATCGGCAAGACGGCGGTGGCCGTGTCGGTCGGCACCGGGTTTGAGCCCCATGATGACCAGCACCGAAGCCACAACAACCTCGCGGCCTACATCGCGCTGAGCGATGACCCGTGCGCGGACGCGCACGCGCGGCACTTGGCTACCGTAGACGAAGCGGCGTTCCGCGTGCGGTTTCCCAACCGCGGTGTCGATTCACCACGGGCTCAAGGCCGAGTGGCGCAAGCGCTAGCGCAACTTGCGTCGGTGGTCGATGACGCAACGGCCGCGCGCTTCCTCGCGGTCATGCGGGCACGGTTGCTGCCGATCAACAACAACCCGACGCTGCGAGTCGCGGGCCCGATGAAGGTGCTGGGCTGGGGCATGCCTGAAACCCGAAAGAGTGTCTACACTCCCGACGGTCAATTGGGGCGCTGGGTGTCGATGTGGGAACACGGGCTCGCGTTGGTCGGGTTCTACGTGGCGCAGAAGCACTCAAACGATCCGGCACTGCTGAGCACGATGCGCACGGTTGCCGAGACGATCGCGACGTTCGGGTTCTTTCAGAGCGGAACCGAATGGTGGACCGTGGCCGAGATTCTGTGGAGCGACGGCGACGCACCCACCGACGGTGTCGTTGCAGGTAGTCGGGCAATCACGGCAGCACCGAACGCAGGGGACGTCCGTAGTTGGACGTTCGCCGGGGCGTTGGTTGCGCGGGAAGTGCTCGGCCCGGAGCATCCGATGGCGGCGAAACTCGCGGCCTACACTGACGCCATGACGGGCGGCATCGAGGCTGACGACCGGCGCACCGCAGAGTGGTGGGCAGCCGTGCAGTCGGTCGCGTTCTGAGACGGGACGGTCAAGTTCTGCCCCGAGCTGGCCGATGCTCGGGGCATGGTGACAATCCGCGAGTGGTATGAACGGGTGAACGCGGCGTGGCCGGCGCACGTGCCGCCGATGAAGCCGAAGGATGCGATCAACGCAGCAAAGCGGCTCTACCGCTTTGCCACGGGGAAGAAGCTCGGTTGGGTCGTGAAAGTGACCAGCGGCAACCGCCACACGTGGGGCCGGAACTGGAGCGGCGTGCTCCGCGTCAACCCGACGAAGGGTTGGCGCGAGTTCGTGCACGACTTCTCGCACTGGCTCGACCGCGTCGCGCTCCGCCGCCGCGAGAAGCCCCACGCGCGCGAACACGCCAAGCTCGAACTGCGACTCGTGCGCGAGATTGTCAAGCGCGGATGGCTCAACCCGGAACCGACAGCAGCGCCACAACAACCGAAGCTTGAGCCGGAACCGACAGCAGCGCCACAACAACCGAAGCCCGAGCCGGTGCCGCCGAGCCCAGACCCGCGCAAGGCAGCGAAGCTAGCGCACGCAACCAAGATGCTCGCCCGCGCCGAGCGGCGGTTGAAGCTGGCAACCACGATCGCAAAGAAGTGGCGGCGTCGGGTCGCGCTTTACTCCCGCAAGCTGCAGGTGCAGCAGGTGCAGAAGTGAACCCCGCCCGTCAGCGTGTCGTTGCCGCTCGGGTGCTTGCGGCGCTGCCCTTCCGCACCAACTGCAGGTGCACTCTGCTGGAACTGCTGCTTCGCCGCGGGCCCGACGTCATGCTGCCCGACTTGCTGCGTCACCTTCGGTGCGAAGTGGCGGCGCAGCTCCGGTTCTTGACTTGCACCAAGTTGGATACGGTGCGAAGCTTGCCGGCATGACTTCGATTCCTCGAACGCACCCCGAGATTGTTGCGCAGCTTCGCCTTGTGCTCGCAAACAACCCCGACCCGGCTGGCGTCGAGCCTTCCCGCCTGCTCGACGCGCTGCCATTCGAGCTGGCGAAGGAATGGCTTCGCCCGGAAGTCACGGCTGAGTCGTGGGAACAGCAGACCGGCCGGCTACGCACACTCGAAGACGTGAGGCGCGCAGCGATCAACTACCTGCCGTTCGCGTGGAGCAAGGCGAACGAAGCCCGCAACTCGGCGGCGTCGATCCGCTCGGCGGCGCACTTTCGCGGGCTGGCGTGGCTTACTGGCAACGATGCACTCATCAAGAAGACGCGAGGAAATCCGTGCGAGTGGGACGCAAAGCAAGTGCTTGTCGCCGCGTCCGAGTTCTTCGGCGTCGATTGGCGCTTGCTCGACAACGACAAGTGGCGGCGCACGCCGAACGACGCGCCGATGACGGCGGAGCAGGCACTCGCTACGCTGCCGGCATGAGCGCACCCGAAACGAAACCCGGCATCAAGACGACTGAGTTCTGGCTCGCCCTGCTCGTTGTCTTTGGCGGCTCTGTCGCTGCCGTCTACCCTACCAGCTCTGCCGCCCAAGTTGCAGGGATCGCAGCCGGCACGCTTGCCGCTGCCGGCTACGGATTCTCGCGCGCGCTTGTGAAGCGCGGCTCGCCGACTGGCACCGAAGTGAACATGGTCGGCGGCTCGTTGACGATCGAAGACAGCAGCAAGGAACCAAAGCCCCGATGAGAAACCTAGGTAACGTTGCCGCTCTGCTCGGCGTCTCTCTGTTCGCAGCGTGCGCTGGCGTGAAAGCTCGCGAAACGGTGCTCATGCCGGCGATGGCCCAAGCGTGGTCAACGGTGCTTGCGAAGCACGTCGAAGCCGCGGTCGCGGCCGGCCAGCCTGAGGGCTCGAACCCGGAGACGGTGCGCGATCAAGCCGCTGCGATGCAAGCTGCCCTCGACTCGGGCGACCGCTACGCGGTGCACTCGGTCGACTGGGCCACCCTGCGAGTTGCCGCACTGGCCGGGGTGCAAGTGCGCGTGAGCGCAAATGAGATCGGCCCCGGTGTCGGGTTGTCGATCGTCGAGACGGTGCGAAAGTTCGACCAACGCATGACCCAACTACTCGCAAGGTGACCCCGTGACCGTCAAGCCAAACAAGTTTGTGGACGATCTGAGCGCGCAGCTCGAAGCCACCGCGCAACGTCTCGGTCTGAGCCTCGAAGGAAAGGCCGCAGCTTGGCGCGCCTACGCGGCCGAGCGGATGCTGCACCTTTCCGGCATCATCGACCAGCCCGGCTACGG